GTATAAATTCTTCAAATGTATCGCTCTCTTCTTCTATAATATCTTTGTATATCTTGTGCATTTTTGGAGATAGGTTTGCCATTGTTACCACATATTTAGCGGATACAGGAATAATTTTATCTTCTGTGAATGGAATCCATTTGGTAAATCTCACACCCTCATCTCCTTCTTGATCTACAACGTGAGATATTTTTACAGGATGTTTAAATTTAAAAAATCCACCATCTGGCTCCATGTACATTGTCAGCAGTTCTTCTCCGCTTGCAAGTTTGACATATTTAAGAGGTGCAGTCATATTATCCTTTTATTGGAATTGTGTAGATATTATATGGAAATTTTTCACTGGTATAAATTTTGATTCTTTCCATGAAATGATTTAAGGTATAATTTTTTCTCTCTTTGTGCGTAAGATCATCTGAAATATCATACAGATTTGCAGATTTTTTCGTATCCGATGTCCTAAGTCCTCTACCTATTGATTGTAAATTTCTTATACGAGACTTAGAAGGAGAAGCAAAAATGATGTTATGAAGATTCCTAATGTTGATGCCAGTACTGTATACGCCATAACTCGCACATATGACGGCATCTCGTTCTTGTTCCACGATAGATCTAACTTGTTCTCTTGATTCTGCATCTGTTCCTCCATAAACAAAAAACACTTTTCTTGAATTATCTATTTTATCTCTCAACATTTCATGTAGAATATTTCCATGTTTTTCTACCAACTGAAATAAGACCAAAGAATTGCCCGAAAGACCCTCAACTAGATTACATATGTATTTATTTCTTTCGGTATGACTTACTAAAAAATCTATCTCTTCTTGATAGTTTAATTTTGAAACAATAGCACAGGCCTCTTTTGAATATTGTAATACAAGACATTTTATATGAATTTCAGATAGGGTTTTCTTTTTAATCAATTCTTTTGTCGTAGTGACCCTTTTAGTTGATCCAAACAACCCCTCTAGTATCAATTTGTGTACTTCTACATCATCTAATGTTCCTGTAGTTCCTATTCTATAAGGTGCATTCTCTAAACCCTTCATTATCTTTGTTAGTGATTTTGATTTATAGAGATGTGCTTCATCTCCTATCACCAACTCAAACTCTGAAAAGTAATTCTTTTTTTGTTCGTATAGAGATTGCCAAGTTGAGACAACAATTTGTTTGTCTGTAACCTTCTCTTGTCCTCCATATATTTTATGAACTAAACTGTCTATATCAAAATTTTTATCGGCCCGTGCGTAAGATTCAAAATCCGAATACATCTGACTCACCAAAGATAATGTCGGCACAATGACCAAAGATTTTCTTGGAGAATAATAACGTATTATGTAATAGATAATTAAGGATTTACCAGATGCAGTAGGTGAAAGTAATAAGCACCTTTTTCTATCTATTGCGTGTCTAACTGCATTGCTTTGGTAATCTCTTAATTTGTACTCACAGGGAAATGATGTAAGGAATTTAAAATAATCCTCATTGGAAATTTTATTATACGGATCATTTGTTTGATCTATTAACGTATATTCTCTATCATATGCAAATCTTTGAACTTCTGATTTTAGTCCATAGTACATTCTACCAGAATCCATGTTGAAAAGATATACAAAACCATCCCATTTTTTTCTACGAAACATGGGCATGAATTGATAGTCTTTTGGGCGGAATCGGAAATAATGATTCAATTCCATCCTTACACTTGGTTCACAGATAAGTCTTAGATATACTTCATTTTCCTTTTCTATAATTATTTGCACTACTACCCCAACCCTGCAACAAATTTTCTCCAATTGATTGCATTGTTGATGTGAAAACTTCTATTCTCAATCATGGAAAGAACCGATTTCAAATATTCAACTTTCCCTTCTTGTTCGTTTAAAATTTTCTCGGCCTTTTGTAGGACTTCATCTGCTGCAACATAATGTCTTTCTAGTTCTGTTTTTGAAATGCGAATATTGTGGTCTGGTGCTTTTCCGTTCTTGGAAATAACCACTTCCCATCTTTGCTGAAAAAGGATCTTCCAATGAGTTTTAAGATCACTCAATTTCCGTTTTTCTTTTGAATATATGTTGAGGTATTTTTGATGTACGTTTGGAATGTTCAATGATTCATTATCCAAGTCTTTATCATCAATGTGAGAATCCTCTTCCCACATTTTCATAATGTCTTCAAGTTCCATAATTTTTAATTATCTAATAGGTTTCTTATTTCATAGTTTGTATACTGGAATGTTGCGGTTGCTGTAAAATATTCTAGGTCTGTGGCTGCACTATCAAATTCTAAACTAGAGATTGAAATAGGAAATGCTTCGTAGAAATGAAATTCCATTTGAGAATTCATTGCACTTGTCAGTACGGAAAGAACAACTGTGGAAACTGTTCCACCTCTAGATGTTAAATCAGATTTTGCTTTCAATAATTTGTATTTTTCATGACCCTCGGCCAAACCCAATGCGATCACACGATCATAAATTTCAGTCCAATTTTTTAAATGTTCATCTACGATAAAACGAACTTCTAATGTTTCAAAAGTAACTTTATTCCCTGCATATTGTACAGTTGCATAGGGATTTGTTATTTCAATATTGGGAATAGACACGCCAGGAATATTGACCGCTTGACAAAACCATGTCAAACTTGGAGCGTCTTCCATTGCCAATCTGAAACTGATATTGGATAGATAATTTATATTGTCTGGTATTTTATTTGATGCTGCCATAGAGTTCCTTTACTACTATTTATTCAAACATTTTCTCAAACTCTGAATACTCCATATCCTTACCTACAAATACAAATTTACAATCTGGATGTTCTTCTTCAATCGTTTTATGGTTTTTAAGAAATACTGTATTATCTTTTTCGTGAAATTGGTGAACATTTGATCCCAGATATATCCCAGAACTCGTTTGTTCATGATAGTAATCAAAGCCAACGCAATAAAAAGTTTCACCAAAATTATGTTGACAGGCCAAACGGAGTGCAACTGCATCCGTATTCCAATCATCATCCCACCATTCAATATCTTCTATTAGATCAGAAGAATCAACCCAAATAAAATATGATATTCCGTGATGAGAAAAATTAACAAAATTTTCTGTTTTAGGAGAATTTTCACCCACCTTCATTTGTGGTTTTACAGTTTGTCTAAGCATATCATAATTCATGCTAGGAATTAAACCAAATCCTCTAAAATAACATTTATTTTTTCTTGTGTGTTTATTGGTAATTAATTCCAATTGTGCATCTACATCTTGACAAACCAAGTGGTCTGGCATATGTTTTCGGTAAACAAAATCACATCCATAAGTTAAATGATTTTTATATAATTTTGGATTTACTACGAATTTGGATTGTCCATTACCTATTACTATTATCATAATTCCTCACTAGATCAGTACAAACAAAAAAGGGAGAGAATTTCTTCTCTCCCTTCAGAAACCCCTACACTATGTAGTGTCAAGAATTACATTAAGTTGGAAATGCGTGCTTTCCTGTAATACTTGTTCAAGTGAGGATTAGACCCAAGAACACCAGTTGTACGACCAGTTGAAGCACTTGCATTTTCAGCAAATGGATTTGCAACTATTCCGTAGCGTGTCTTGAATGCAATTTGTGGTTGGAAACTGGAACTATCAACCGCACGAACCATTTGCAATGGAACGTATGGGCAGTAGAAGATTCCTGCATCCATAGGTGATTCACCCTTATAACCTACACAGTAGTATTCTGCTGCGTTTGTATCAGAATAAGGATCAACATAAACTTTATATCGACCATTCATGATACCAGCAAAAGTTGTTGATGCTGTGTCTGTGTTAAGATCTGTACTCATTGCAGGAGCATAGTCCAACATTCCTGCCATTGAGAGTGCAGATGCAACATCACCAGAAGTCAAGATAATATTACCTTTTCCTCTTCGTGTGTCACGACCAATCTGATTGGCATCTCTTTCAATCGCCATCATCAGACCTTTGAATTTCTCAACCATCCAGCGTCCATTGGAATCTGTGTCAAGATCAAAAATACCGGCAGTTGTTGTACCAATTTGGGCACCAGCTGCAGCATTGATGTAAATCTTACGAACAACCTCACGATTGATCTCTGCAAGAATTTCACCAGAAAGAATGTTAGCAAGTTCTGCTTCTGCATCCAATCCGTGAACGGCACGTAGATCCTGTGCAAGTTCCATTGAATAAGAACCTTTAAGAGCACGTGTTCCTGCTGCGATGGAAACCTTCTCAATTGTGAAGGACATTTCACCGGCAACGTCTGCCTCACCACCTGCTGTTTCAAGAGCACTTGATGCGGAATATTCGTTTCCAGTTTGTGCAGTTCCATCTGTTCCTGTGATTAACAGGCCAGGTGTTGTTACGTTATCACCAGATGCGTGGCCAGGAGTACCTGACTCTGAATCTTCTCCGTCAGGATTGACGCCTGGGAGTTCGTTTCCAGACTGATCGTTAATTCTACTCTTGAGAGCAAAAATCAAACCAGTTGGGCCCGACATTGGTTGTACACCACAAACATCGTATGCTACGAGTTGAGGCATTGCACGGCGAACCATGCTGATAAGAACTGGGTCTGCAAAATCTATACTTGCATGAGTTGGATTTCCTGCTCCACCCGAAAAATCGGCAGCAGTAGTCATACCCTGTACAGTTGTAGGCGTTGCCTCCATCAATAACCCACCTGTACTTGCCTGTTGATCTGCAGCGTACTGCTTTTCAACATTCTCAAGACAGATAGCGGTTACTGCTCTACGATGAGCATCCTTGATCTCAGGAAGATCTGGATGATCAAGAACTGGAGCCCACTTCTTGTTTACTTGTTCTGAGAGTTGCATTTTTAAACTCCTATAATTGTTAAAAAAACTAATTTAAAAAAAA